CATCCAGAGGACTTAATTACCCGGTCGAAAGCATCAGCAAGGACTGTCATCCGCTTGCCTTTATTGGCAAAATCAACGCCAGTCATCACCCATTTATTGACATCCTTCCTAAGTTCTGGAGGAACTTGAGTCTTAGATGCCATCTCAGCCGCCGCCTTGGCATAATTCAAAGCAGTTTCCGAGTCGGTTTTCTCGATATTATGTGGTTCAGCTTCCACCTTCAACTGACTATCAAGCATATCCCGGCCCTCGGGGAAAAGCGCCATGGTGTTTTTGAGGTAATTGGCAATCTGACCTGGATGGATTTTCTCAGCGGCCAGCATTTTCTCATTAAGTTGAGCTCCGGCCTCGTCACCGGAAGCCCGTTGAGCCGCGATCCGTTCCTCCATGAGTTGCTGTCCAATCTCCGAGTTTCCAGACTGATAAGCCGCAACGATTTTACCAGCATCCAAGGCTTTTTGAGTCCTAGTGTCCTTGTCCATGCTGTCGAAAGCGGTCTGAGCAATCTTGGCCTGTTCGGGGGCCATCATGAAAAGCAGATTCGCTCGATCTTCAGCAGTCCCATTGCCTCCGAAAACCTTGGCGGTGAGTTCTTGTTGTTTCTTTTTCTGTTCTGCCGCTGCTTGTGCCTGAGTTTGAGCCGCCTGAGCTTGTGCCAATGCTTGATTCTGGGCATTCTGACGCTCTGTAAACCCACTAGTGATCTGATTGAGCATACCATAGCCTTGACCAAACGCCTGAAGGGGATTTGTAGGAGCAAGCCCTGGCATGTAATTGATTGGACCATCTGACATACTATTTCCCCTATACCGGAAGATTGATCTGTGGCAACGGCAGACCGTTCAAGAATCCCATCCCCGCACCTAGGCCACTAGTCAACGCATTGGCATATCCTTGCGCTTGCTGGCCTTGGGCCAATTGACCTCCGGCCACCGCTTGCCCCTGAGCCCCGAGAAGCCCCGCAATGCTCTGAGCCCCCTGCATACCAAGCCCGGCGCTTCCTGCCGCATTCTGATTGGTATACCCTGCCAAACCTTGGGTCATCTGAGCACCGAGGCCGGTGATTCCACCGAGTCTCTGATACTGATTATTGACAAGATTATTCAGGAGTGTCGGGGCAAAAGTGCCCAAGGCCCCCTGGGTATTGCCCCCTCGAACACCGCCGGTTGCCGAAGCATTCTGAAGGATATTGGTATTGCCCTGGGCAAGCATGGTCTGATATTCGGAACCATTCTGAATCCCATTGATAGCCCTTTGCTGGGCCTCGGGGCCATTTAGGCCATTGAGATCGTTCTGGGCCTGGAGACCCTGAGTACCGGCCTGAGTATAGGGTGCAAACAGTTTCTGAAGCTGTTCATTCTGCTGGGCATACTGCTGTTGTGCTGCTTGTGTAGCGGTATTTACAGTATCAATACCAGCCTGAGCGGCACCTGCCTGAGTCTCAGATGCATTCTGCGCAGCGTCTGCCTGAGCGTTGGCCGCATAAATGCTAGCACCAGCAACAGCCACGCCGGCAACGACAGCCGCCCCGATTGCCATACTCATTTTCGGTCCTCCTCAATATATTTCGTTCCCATGTCGCCAAGCTTCCCTTCCGCGAACCACTCCAGAATCTGAGCAAGGTTTTCGGGAGGGGGAATCGACAGCATATCCCAGAGGACTTGCGGCTCCTGTTCATTGGTGGGATTGGCATGGAAGGTAGTACATAGAACATCGGTGAGTGCAAAGCCAATGCGCTTGGTTCCTGGCTTGGTAACATTCATGAATCCCGGGAGAACCGTGATCACCCCATCATCGGTAGTGACCCTAAGTTGTCCAGAACGGATGAGGAAGAATGATTCTTCCCTATGGACAGCCCCGGAGAGAATGCATCCGGCAGGGATGAATAGAGTCCTGGCATATAGACCATTGCAATGAGAGTGCTCGACAGGGAGTTGTGTCTGTGGCTGGGAAAGAATCCATCGCTCGATCTGATATGCGGGAAGGTTTTTAAGGGTGATAGGATCGACAGTGGCAACTTCACTACTCAATTTCTGGCCCTCCAGGGCTTGATTGGTGTGAGCGCCGGAACTCGATTCCTCGGCTGTTTGTTCCAGTATAACGCTTTGATTCATGACGTCAAGCCTCCTATGCCCGCCATCGGCCCCAGACTCCCCAATATCCAGAATCATTAAGTGCTATAGTCCCTGTGAAACTCTGAATCTGAAAGTTCGAGGAAGTGTGAAGAGTTGTCCGAGATGATCCACCTATCTCTGTATTAGAAACAGCAAAATAAGATCCGACCATTGGAATCCCCAGGGTCTGGAAAAATTGAGAGAAATATGTTGTCCCCGAAGTGGTTCCGAAATAATTGGCAGTTGTATTGGACATAGCTTTACCGACATATGTACCAAACTGGGAAGCATCCCCGGAAGAGCCTAATTTATATCCAAGCGCAACGGAGTTACTGCCATATATCTCCCAATCCTTCGAAATAACATTCCCCGAGGAATCCACATAAACATCAAACAGCAGGTCCCCCGAAAGGATCGTGTCCCCAGAAGCGGCGATTGGCACATAAACAACATCCCCTGAGCCCGTGGTGATGGTCAGAGTGAAAGGACCACCAGCTGAGGCTACTAGATTGGCCTTGCGAATCAGGATACTTTGAAAGCCAATCACATTGGAAATGGTGTAAGTGGTATTCCCGGAGACTGGAGAAGAAATAGCTTCTATGGGATCAGAATCGATGGCCGCAACCAACCCTTCAAGCGCCCTGATTCTTTGCGGTTGACCCTTTTCTTCACCCGCGATAATGGCTATTTGATCCCGTGTTAGTCTCTGTCTGACAACGCTATCAGCCATTCTATTTCTCCACCCTATCTCTCTTCACGCTATACCGCCAGAGGCTCTAGCTGGGCCTCCAATCGAGCAATGGTGAGGAAGGCGTCAGAGGTGCCCCGGAATCTCTGGATACGCCAGTTTTCCATAAAGCCTTGAAAGAACCAGACAATACGCTTGACTCTATCGCCCTTGCGACCAGCTCTGACAGGCTTTTCCTGACTCCAGACTTCTCCGTCGACGGAATAGGAGGTGGTGATAATCGGGTCATCTTCGATGGAAACGCGCCCGGTAAGGCAGACTAGCTCTAGTTCCCTAAAAAGAATCCCACGCCCCTCACCATATACAATGGTAGTCCCAAACTCCCAGCGCGAAGGAAGCGCCCATTGTTCGGAGGTTAGATCATTCAGGTAGCCATGGCGTTCGGTCGAGATGTCACCGATCAACCATCGGTCATAGCACCATACCAAATCCTTGGCCCGGTAGGTAGCATATCCATCAAGGCCACTCGTAAGGATGAACCAAACAGGTTGGCCGATGATCTGAGAAGAGATGGCATCATAGACCAAGGTCCTATCGGGAAGATGGACCCAGAGGTGATTCTGCCCTTTGGCATTCTTGGATTCCAAAAGGCAAACAGACAATTGAGTTTCGGTGAACCCGGCTAGAATCTCGTCGATTTCCCGGGTGCTGATCTTTGTGACACTGGCGTTTGCCCCGAGGTATATTGCTGGGGATTCATTGCGACCCGAACCAATGAAAGCGATTGCCATATCCATGAAAACACAAGAACAGAAGGTGCCAAGGGAGCCCTTCTGAATCTGAGCCCCAGTCTGGCGCTGGAATGGAAACCCATTTCCACCGACGTTCTGGAATAGTTCGATAGTATATCGGTTCACGGCATAGATTTCATTGCGGAGTTTCATGACAGAGTTGATGGGGTCCGGGTCGATTTCCGAGGAGGCATAATTGAGAGGGGAAACTGAGAGAGGATTGTTGATATCGGTAACCACCAGGAACTCACCATCAGTGGTCATGAAATAGCTGTCAACCCATACAAAATCCAATACAACCCCAAGGTCGGGGTCAGTAACTTGGGTCAACGTTGCGCCATCCCAGTAGAACAGGTTGCCCCCGGAGGCAATGGCGAGACGGTCAAATGAATAATCAAGCACGCACTGGTCCGGGACTGCACCGCCGACATCGCCCAAGGTTGTCACGGTTCCATCCGAGGCAATCGAAACCAGCTTGGTTCCCATTACCCGGTAGCAGACTCCGTTCCAGTTAATTCCTCCACGGCAAATCCCTGGCCCAGAACCCGACTGTACAATGCCATCGGCAGGACGCAGATATCCTGGACTGATCCCATTGGACATCGGCACCGGCATGAGGTTGATCGGGTAGCTTGACCGGAAGTCAGCGGCCTCATCCGTATAGATGCCCGACAAGATAGGGATCTGAGCCATGGGCCCTAGCTTCCGTTGTCGCCGGTCATGAAAGTCAGAGTCGTGCCAAGTGCCGAGATATGCGAAAGTGTGTCCGGGCCATCGCCCTTATAGACAATCACCGTCTCACCCGGGCCGATACCCAGGTCAGCAACGGTAGCAGCCGAAGCGGCAATCTGAGCCGCCGTCCCGATCTTGACATAGCAGATATTGGTCGCTCCGGTATTTCTCAAGCGCACGCATTTGTCAGTAGCGTTGATCGAAACCGAAGCCGCGCCAGCAGCAGGGGCGACATTCTGTCCAGTTCCGTAGTGCGGTGCAAAGGGAAAAAGAATCATAATTACCCTACCTTCTTAGCTTGAATCCATCCGAACCCGGTAAGGGTGGATGCGGTGAACGTGGCCTGAATGACCAGGAAAACCGATTTTGACACGGTGCTGATATGGCGATATGGCGCGACAGTCTTGGTAATCGGACTCGTCGAAACCCATACCGTGGGGCTGATATGCTGAATGCGGTCACGCGCCGTGATATCGGTCAGGGCCGGGAGGTTGCCGATAAAACTGGTTGCCGGGAGCGTTGCCGAAGTCGTTGATATGGCCCCGACAAGATCAGTCGTAGAAGTGGTGGCCGTGGGGATGAAACCATATCCAAAGGTGATATCCCAGACTCCAGGTGGGAGCGTGATGGTTGCGGCGTTGACCGGAGTGTTGGTCGTCAAAGCAGTCGGTGTTCCGCTAGTCGTGATATTGGCAACCACTCCACTAGTGCAAGTCACAACACTTTCGGTAGCACTCGGAGCAGTCAACCAAACACCGGCCGTGGCCTGAGTGACGGTGAACTTGCCAAGGAACCGGATCGGGACGTTGATACGGGCAGTGGTAGAATAGAGCGTTGTACGTGAACTAGCTGCCGCGCTGATTGCTGTGGTGGTCCAAAACATCCCTTCGCACCAAAGTTCCTCGGTACTGACAGCAAGCTCCTGCGAGGCCCCGGCGTTGTCGAGAAGATACACATAGATATAATCCAGAACCCCTGAAGCCTGACCAAGAGTAGCGCCGTTTGGAATCTGCATAGTCAACTGAGTTGTAATGCTTCTGGAATTGTAGCTGGCTGAGTCCGCATTTAAGGTTCCAAAGGAAATCGAGGAATCCGATGTCGAGTTGGGGGCCGTGATCCCATCGGCCTGATTGAGTACAATATTGAAATTGTTTCCGGCCACCGATCCAGCGATTGCAAGGTTGGTGATATCCATCGGACCATGATTGGTGGTGGTGGTCAGACTGTCGGTGAAGGCTTGGAAAACGATATCAAAGGGGGTGTAATACGTTCCTTGGTTTGACCCCGACCAAGTGACAAAACCATCAGTCTGAGAAATTGACGTAGCCCTGGTCAAATTGCCATTCCATTCTCCCATCTTATTTTCCTTTATTCAAAATTAGGACCATCATCAGGCCCCGAAATAGATTGCGCCGATGGAGGCACCACATAGTTCCATCCCGGGCCCCTCCACCGATTACCAGCACCAGAAGGCATCGAAGCCGGCATCTGGACTTGAGGAATCGTTATAGACCGTGACATGACAGTGTTGTAGGCCCTCAAGGCCCCCGTCTTGGTCTCAGGTGAGACTGCTTTCCCAAGAGAATCAGAAAGCATGATGGCAAGGTTGAGATAGACCGCGCTCCAGGCCCAATTAGGCACAACTGTCGGCGCATCAAGATCGGTGTCCTCGGGGCTTCCTGGCATCGGATAACCTAGCCGGATTCCTCGTCCGTTCCACTCGCCCATCATAGCGTCAAGGTCTTCAACAGCAGCAGTCTCCATCTCGGGACTGATATCAAACGAGTATTTAGCAATTCCGATCTTCTCGTATGCCTTTTCCACAAACTGCCGCTTTGAATAGCTCATTTACCCTTCTTGCTAGTGATTCTGGCTAGATCATCAGCCTGTTTCTTGGCCATTGCCTGAGCCTT